GGCAGAAGCTGAACCAATGATGGCGGATACCACAAGCATGAGCTTGTCCTGCGGCCAGTGATCAAGGGTGTTCATTTATTGCGGTGTGGTGCTTGTTGTGTCAAGGAACTTCAACCCAGGCAGTGCCTGTGGATGCGTATTTTTTACTTGCACCGCTTGCCAGCGTGACAGGTGTGATACCCTCAATAGCTTCAGTAAACGTGAGCGTCAGGCCAGTGTTGGTTGCTGTTGCCGCATTTGTAAGCACAGCTGTCGTGGTGGTTGCACTGAAAACGTATGTGTTTGCCGGGATGCCTGTGCCAGTTACACGATCTCCCACATTGGGTGCGGTTCCAATAGAGGCAAAAGATATTGAAGTGCTTGCGTTTGTGGTTGCACCACTTCCACGGGTTGTGTCGAATCCTTTGATTGACGCTGAGCCAATACCAGTGTTTTTGAATATGTACATTTTGCCTGCCAACCCTGCCGCAACATTGACTAGGCTGCCGGCTGTCAAACTTTCTGGTGTCGCATCTGGCAGGGTGATGACCGGTGACGCGCTGGTCACGTGAATGAAGTAATTCTTGGCAACCACAGTGTGGTCAGCACTGATTGCTTGATAGCCAAGGCGCAAACCGCCACCGCCAAGATTCCACCAGAAACCGTTTCTGCCGCCAAGTACAGCACCGTCAAACGGTGGGTGCACACCTGTCATACTGGAAAGTCCCCCAACCGCCTTGTCTCCAATGAAAAACTCTCCAGAGATGTTGCGTAGCGTGATGTCCACATTTGTGTTTTCAACTGCTGCCCGGTCCCCCAAATTGACTCCGCCACCAGGCCCGGCAACTCGCAAGGTCCTTGCAAGCTCCACAACTCCTGAAGTGCTGTTAATGACGTCAGTTGGCGTGATGGTTGAAAATACCACATTGTTGATCCCTGGGGAAGAAAAGTTTGCAACAGCCCCCAGGTTCACCCGGGTCAGTGGGACTTTTGACCAAAACACCATGTTTTTGTAAGCGTAGCCGGCAGCAGAAGGGTGAATCATATCTGGCGTGGCCATCAACCCGGACAGGCAAGCAGAAGTGTAATCACGGAAAATGTCAAAACCATTAACAAATGACTGTCCTGTACGCATTGCCCACTCGCGTTGTGCTTTTGCCTGCTGTCTTGCTCTGCCGGTGCCGGCTGCCACTGAAGCAGCGTCTTGCAGATCTTCATCCCAAACCGTGGCCCAAGAAGCACCCACGTTGGGTTCTGTGGTGGAACCTGAAACGTGCCCGCCTGCTTTGGCAACGTACACCCGTTCAACCCTGGGTGCAGATATACTGGCATCTGCGTTGTAAGTGGTGACCCTGGTTCCAGCAGCGTAAGTGACACCGCTTGCCCACCGCTGGTGTCCTGACAAAGCTGGAGACATTGTTGGGTTCATGGAGAACTGCACCCAGTCCGTGGTGGACTTGATCGCCTTGCACCGGTCATAAAAAGACACCATTGCCCCACGAATTGTGGCAGTGTTAGTCCCAGAACCGGTGGCAGCGTTGCTTATTGTGGCGGTTGTTCCGTTGCGAGTGTGCGCGGTAATCCGGGTGTTGGCCGGGATGTTGGGTCCGGTGATGTAGTCCCCAACGGAAACAAATGGGCGGTAAGCATTGCCACTGGCGTACTGTGATGGAGGGTAGGCTGAAAAGCTGATAGCGGTGGTTCCGTTGGTCACCACGTTGCTCAATGCCAGCTTGGCGTCTTGCCATTCTTCCGGGGCATCCGCGTAATGGCTGACAACCAAATCAGGTGACATGTGCGTCCAGAATGGGGTAAACACTGCATCCAGCACGTTGCCGTAGTTGACGCTGTCAATGCCGCCTTGGTTGGCCAACCCACGCAGCTCAATAATCCCCAGCCCTGTGGTGCTGTAAAGGCCAACACCCATAATCCTGACCGATGCGCCACCAGCTCCAGTCACGTTGCTGATACGCGCAATGTAACGGGGCCCATTGCTAGTGCTCAAAGACGCAGTGAAGACCTGCCCTGTCATTGTGCCACTGTTGTTGGCGTTGATGCCAAGTCCACCTGTGGCTGCTGACCAAGTCGCACCATTGTCCGTAGAAACATGCACATCAAAAGTTGCTGCGCCGTTCTCAGCAACGTACATCACAGACACAGTGTTGGCCCTCATGGGGATGATAGGATTCACCACGCCTTGTCCGCCCACGTGGTAAATTGCACTCCCGCCAACGGCAATCCGGTGGTAAGGGGCAATCCATGTGTCGGCAAACTGTGGATTTCCACCGCCTGAGTAGTCGGTGACGTTCACTGCTCCAGCAAGCCGGGAGCACCCAATCACCCCAACAGTGGCTGCGTTGGGGGGCATACGGATGAGGGTTGAAAGTGAATCGCCAGCAACCAGGACGTTCAGCGGGGCATTGCCGCTTGTGGAAAGCATCTTGGCCACGCAGAACGGCTGCCAGTTGATGGCATCTGTCACAGCTGTGTCGTTCAAGGTCAGCTTCTCACGGAAGGCAGTTGGATCAGTGATGCCAACCCCTTTCCCGTTGACGGTGTTGGATTGTCCCAGCGCAGAAGCGATGAGCAGAACAGACATCAGTAGTAGGTACAGTGTTTTCATGCGTTGTTGATGTTGATGATTTCATCCCCCACAACTCCGGTGGTGGTGAGGATTTGCGTCAGACCGGTGGTTGTGTTTAGCACCTGCCCTGCGGCAAGGCTGGCAATCTTTTTAGCCAGTGGTGGGACATTGCCGCCTTCAGTGACAACATCTGGGTCTGTGGACCCACCGTGAATGATGTCGTGCATCAGCCCTTGATCCACAACCAGTGTGGTAAGTGCAGCTTCAACTTGTGCTTTAGTCGCCATTGATTGCAGATGGTAATGTTATGTGGACAAATGTGTGAAAATCTGAGCAGAATTGCAAGAACCAATCAAGGTCCCCACCGGAAAACTCATAAGCGTACAGCCAGGCAGCACTTGGTGTTTCCACCACTTCAGTCTCCAAAACCGCGCTGACCACCATTCTCATGTGTGGTTTGTATTGCTCAGAAATGGTCCCGGCAAACCTCACGCATTGAGGGCTGAGGGCCTCATCAAGAGGCAACTGCAGGTTGAAGTAGGTGTTGCCGGCGTCAACACTGTGATTGTAGAAAGCCATAAAAGCTTCATACTGCGGCATTGAAAACTCCCACTCAACTCCCCATGCCTTGCGCAGCGGCGTGAACCTGCGCCGGGAACGGGTCCTGCCACTGTCCATCTGAGTGCGGAGGACCGGCGCAATAGTCTCACCGCCCACACTAGAGGCATTGGGCAGGGGTAAAGGGGTTGGCCAGTTAATGTCAGAACTCATCGGCGTACAGAGGGGTAGGATTCTTCAATGGCTTTGGCAAGAGGACCGATACCCCTGCGCACGTCACCTGAAGCCTGGCGGATGAAGATTTCATACCGCTTCTGGTCATCCTTGCCACGGGATTCCCTGGCTTCAACTGAGACACCCGGGGCCTGGTTGAAAATGTTGATCTGGGCAGGTTGGCTGCCGCCCCCACCGTTGGCCACCGCAAACAGGTTGCGCTGCTGGCTCTGGTTAAGGATCATCTCACCAGAGTTGACGTTGGCAGTCAGCCGGTCCCCACTGGGTGAAGACCCACCCACGATGCCCCCACCAGCAAAGGACCCTGCACTGGGTGCTTGATACTGCTGAGCTGAAATAGTTGCGATGTTGGCCACACCTGCCGCAATAGCTGCAGCTGCAGCCGCAGCACCCAGGGCTGGACCCACGTATGGAATGCCAGCCAGCGATGCGTAGGCAGAAGTGGCTGACTCATACGTTTTGATAGTTGCCTGGGCAATCGCAGCAGCCTTGGCAATCTTGAACCCCTTCTCACCAAAGGCAGACCCCATGGAGGACAGGTTGCCGAAAAACTCACTGGCCGCATCAAGGTACTTGCTGTTGGTTTCCTGGGCATTCTCCTGAAGGCTTCTTGAGTATTTTTCCTGGGCCTCCTGCATCAGGGCAGCCCGCTGCTCCTCAGTGATGGCCGTGGCCTCAAGGATGATCTGTTTGCGCTTCTCATAGGAGTCTTTGATGAGTTGTTCCTCCTGCTCAAAGGCTTCCCACATGGTGTCCAGTGAGGACTTGGATTTGTCGATTTGCTGCTGTTGGGCAGCTTCCCACTCATCCACCAGGGCAAGGGTCAAGTCAGCCTGAGCTTTGGAACCGGCCTGAGTGTACTTGTTGATGACCTCCAGCCGCTTGGCATACGATTCATCAATTGCTGTTTCTTCACGCAGAAGCCTGTCCTGAAGCTGTTCAAACTCCCGTAGGCCAGAATCTGCACCGCCACCGCCACCGCCACCGCCTGAGCCACTCTTTTTGCCTGATTTGCTGCCTCCTGGGGAACTGCCATCACCCCCCAGCCCAAACTCACTGAGATCAGAGTCACGCACAGAACCGTTGCCCGGCAACATCGCACCGTTTGCGCTGAAAAGAGCACTGCCAGCAAGAGTTGCCTGCCGGATGTTAGTGCCTGCGTTTTGCAGCTGGTTAGTGGCGTTGCGGTTGTAGTACTTGGAAAGATCCCCAGTGGCTGCTGCAAAGTCCTCCCCAAAGGTCCCCACCCTCCCAAAGGTAGTGGGATCAACAAATTCAGAAGCAGGTGCGTTGCTGAACCCCCCAACCTTTGGCAACGCAATACTGCCTATGGTGCCGTAGGAAGTGCCAGCAATGGAGTTGAGGCTGGTGATGACCCCGTTCAAACTGGCAGTGGCGTAGTTGACCAGCTTTTCAATTGCCGCAATTGACAGGTTCATTGCTGCCACAATTGCGTTGGCAGATCCAGTGGCAAAGTCAACAAACATCCCCCTCAGGTCAGTCACCCCAACCTCAGATGCAGCAAGAAAGGCATTGATGGCACCTGGGGCTGTTGTACCAAACAGCGTGGTGAGGTATGAAGTTGCTTCCAACGCAATGCCACCCAGCTTGGAAAAAGCAGCCTCAATCAGATTGAACGCAGCTGAAAAAGTGTTGCCCAGCAGCACCCCTGCTGAAGCAGCTCTGTTGAGCCACTCCGCAAGGTCACCACTTTCATCAAGCTCCTGGATGGACGCTGTGATGCCCCGGATTGCTTCCTCAGCCCCACCGGCAACCCCAGAAGTATTGCCCAGGTTCACCAGCATGGTGTCCCAAGCATCGCCAAGGTTGCTGATGGCCCCGTCAAGGGTTTTCATCCGCTCTTCCATCGCACCACCAAAAGCACCTTCACCAAGGCTGATGAAATAGTCCTCAATGGCCTTCTTGTTGTTTTCAACTTCTGTGGTGATACCCCGGAAGGTGAAAGCAACCGTGTCCCCCAGGTTCTTGCCAACGATACCAAAGGATTCTTTGATGCGGGTGAACTCACCCACAGAAGCATCAGCAACAGCCTCAATCAGCTGGCCAAGTTCCTTGGTCATGCCGGCTGAGATGTTGCCGTATGCCTTCAAGGCACGCTCTGAGGGGTTCAACCCATAATTGACCAGGCTGATGAACGCTTTGGTGACCTCGTTGATGGTGTACGGGGTATCAGCAGCCATCTTGCGCAGTCGCGTGAAGGCCACAGTTGCGTTTTCAAGACTCCCGGTGGCTGTCTTCAAGCCTGCCTGCAACACCTGATAGTTGCGGACCCTGCTGATGACGTCCATGAACCCACGGGCAGCAGCAGAAGCAGTCAAAAATGCTGTTGTGGCAACTGCGATGCCCTTTGCTCCCTTGATGAAATTGCCCATCATCCCCCCAGTGGCAGTTTCAGCCCTGAGGGATTGCCTTTCAAGAGCATTGAGCCTTGCCGTAGCAGTTGCCACGTCAGCGGACAGAACCCGGATCTGGAGTGTTGAGATGTCGTCCATCAGGATGGGTTGTTGAGGATGCGGACGTAAAGCAGGCTGAGATCCCGTAGCAGTGCTACTTCAGCTGGGGTAGGGATCTGTTTGGTGAGATGGGACCAAGCTTGAATTTCCTGGTATGTGTAGGACTGATCGGCAGATGTCTGCAGTTCACAAAACCATTGCCAAAGGTAGCACAGGGATTCAGGTCTGACGGGTGGGTCTGCATATTCTCCTGGTAGCGGTATACCCTGTGCTACTAATTGGGCAAGGTGCTGCCTCAGGGTTGAGGTGCTTCCTCCAGGACGGGTGCTGAGTCTGAAGTCATACTCTGCCCAGCGTCTGAAGGCTGTGAACTGCTTTTGATGAAAAGTGCCCTGTCTCCTGCCAGCTTGTCAATGGTTGCTTTGATCTGGGGTGCCTCCTGAAGGAACTGCTTCACATTTTCAGTGGTGCACGGTTCATCAAAAGACCAGTCAGCCACCAGTGCAGTGACAATGTCAAAGCTGACATCACGCACAGCCGCAACACGGGCCTCTTCATCTTTCATGGCCTGGATCTCAGGCAAACTACGCATGGCCTTGGTGTTGGCCAGGTGGTATGCATCTGAGTCGGTGGACCGGATAGTGATCCAGTCACCAGTGTCTTCACCAGTGACGGGATCATACAGTGCCACACGGGCACCCTCGTTACCCGGCTGGCGGGTGTGGAATCTGTTTTGCTTGCTCATGTTGTTTGGGGAAATGTGAAACAGGGAGCTTGGTCAGGATCAGGCAGGGATGCGCTCCAGGATTGCCTGTGTTCCAGTTGTGCTGTCGTACAAGGCAGTGAACGGCATGGTCAGGATGATGGAACCCTGAGCCGCAGTGTCCGGTTGCCCGCCGTTGTAAACAATACGCGGCAGCCTGAATGTGTAGCTGTTTCCGTTGAGGTCAGTGAGGGTAAACACCAGGCTGGAGGGTGTTTCGTTCAAGAACTTTTTCAGCATGACGCTGTTGGCAAAGTGAACTCCAATAGAACCAGACACCCGGGACTTGCCAATGGATGGGTCAATTGTGGTGTCACTGAAGCAGACAAACTGTGGCTCAAACCCGTTCTCCAGTTTGAACTGGATCTCAGTGACGTTGGCCATGAGTGCGCCACCTTCATAGAGGGACCCGGTGAATGAATCAAACACCCGGGTTGTGCCAACATCGCCAAGGACTGAACCAGAAGGGTCAGTGCCATCAATCACCAGGTTTTTGCCCAGCAAACTGAAGCTGCCCTTGACGTTACCACCAGGGGCAACCGTCAGGTTGAACGCGTTGATCATCACACCGTTAAACATGTGAAATGGCTCAGCAGCTTCAAGCTGGTCAGTGAACTGGCGCAGGAACTGGTAGGACCGGCGTACAGCACCAGTCTTGATGTGCTCACTAACAGAAACCATGTCAACCAAATCCCCTGCAGCTTCAAACGCCAACCCGTGGGCAGTGCCATCAGCTTTGGTGACCACCAGCTTGGCTGCAGTGCGGGTCACAACCTTGAAATTTCCGTTGTTTGCCGGAGTGGTGAAACCGCTGACGGTAAACACATCTCCTGGGTACAACAGAGGAAACCCATTGGCGGAGTCATTGAAGCTGCCGTCCATGTTGTTGACTGAAATCGTGAGGACATTTTGGCGGTCCATCTTGGGTGCCCAGTCAGCACCGCAAAAAACACCCTCCAGCAGCGCGTCATACGACTCGTAGCTGAACTCAATCCCAATGTCACCAGACACAGATTTGTTGCCGTGGCGGAAGTCAGACACTGCACGGTCAGCGCGGGCCTCTTCAGACTCAAACCCCTCCTTGGTCAGGGCAAGGCTGCAAGCGGTGTTACGGATGCCGAGCATGTTGTCCAGTGTGACGGGGATGCCGTACAACGGTTCCTCAATAACCCAGAGTTTGTGTGCGATGGAATCAGACATGGTGTTGGTGTGTTGGAGATGTGGGGTGAATACCCACTATGGTGCGCTGCGTGAATGACGGTGTTGGAAATTGATAGTGACAGGCACCTTGTACCCGTTGTCAACCGGAAAGCCTGGGGCAGCCCCGCATGATGTGACCATCACAGACTGTCCTTCGTAGGTGAACTTGGAACCGGTTTTGAACTTGGTCAGGATTGCGCCTACAAGGGCCTCAGCCTGAGTCAACCCCTTGTTCAATGGGACCACCACGTCAACCTGGAGAAACCCAGTGGCCTCATCTTCCCCGTTGTCCCCGCATTCAACTGCCACGGGGATGTTGGGTGCCCAATGGACTTCATACCAGCGTGTCCCGGTTGGGGGAGTGAAGTGGAAATTGTCCATAGCCACCTGTTTGGCCGCATGCGCTGTGGCTACGTCCGGGATGGACCGTAGCGCAGTAACAAGGGCCTTGCGTGACTTGGTGAGGCTCATTCGACTGTGTGGAGCTGTTGGCTGATGAGCTGACGAAAGCGGGTGACATTGCGGCGCACCATACCAGCCGGGGCCTTGGTGTGGCTCCAGCCCTCGTATTCAATCCGGCCTACGTAGGGCAACCGGTTGGTGAGGATGACCGTGTCACCAGGCTGGCTGGCTAGAGTGGTGCTAGTCAGCAAGGCAATCGCAGCAGCAGTTTCCTTGCCGTGGTCAGTAGAGATGTCCGGGTTGCCCACTGAACAGATCCAGTTGGCCCGGAGGGCACCGGTGAGTACCGGTGTGTCCTTGATGATGGAACTGAACAGCTTGAGGATGACGCCCCTGCGCACGTACTCATGCGCCCTGATGGTTTTCTCAGAGAACCTGCGGACACCCAATGAGAATGAGAAATTCATCGGGCAATGAGCAGTTGGTGAAGGACCGGGGTGCCAGAGGGCGCAAGGCAGTTGTTGCCCAGGATTTCCCACCCATTCAGATTGAGGTAGCCATCCAGTGTGTCCCCTGGCTCAGGGATAATGGCCAGGGCAGATCCAGCAACCAGCACCTGGTAGGCGGTGCGGCGTGCCAGTTTCTCAAGGATCTGACTGGACATCTGACCCAACGTGGACTCACTGATGGGGAACACAACACCGCTGACAGGGTAGCTGGCAGCAGTGGGTCCTGTGATAGGTGCTTCAGTGACCATGTCCAGCAGCTTGGTCTCACGTTTCACAACAAGCGGGACCCCCGTGCGCTCAATCGCAGCAAGGGCAGAAGCAGTTGCGTTAGTGTAGTCACCAGGCATCAGTGTGCAAGATCAAGGAGGAACCCGCCACTGGCGGAAAGAAGGGGGTCAATCAAAGCCCAAAAAGCGGTGAGCGATGGTTGTGGTGCAGCAGAGTTGGTTTCAGCGTACGTGAACTCAAGAGGGCCAATTTTCTCTTTGGTGACCTCCCGGCCATCCCCGCGTGGCATGAGATCCACTTTTTCAGCATCGTAGGCCAGCTGACACAAAGCTTTCACAAGAACTGCCGGGATGGTGTTTTCTGCCAAGTCAAACCCGTTCACCTGGACATCGGCACGGGGCCAGGCCAGAGCCTGCGTTTCTGACACACGCGTGCCAGCAAACCGGGCCTCCAGGGTTTCAAGGAAGTCCATGGCCCTCCGCAAAAGTATCTCCTGTCGCTCGCTGTCACCTTCCGCCCCCAGGGTCAACCCCCGTTTTGTGACGTAATCAGTGAAAGCAGCAACAGAAGCATAGGATTCAGCACCAGCGGGCTGAGTTCCATCTTCAACAATGAGGGCCATGGTTCAGGAGGGGGTGTGTGCGGGTGAAGGTCAGGCCGTGGTGAACTGAGCTGACTTCAGCCAGTTGGCACCAGTGATGGTGTTGCCCACGTGCGTGTAGTACATGTACGTGGCGTGGTACCGGGTTTCACCGGCCACCCCAATGGTCCCGTCCACGCCACCAGTAAAGGTGGTGCCAGGGAAGCTGGCATTGGCGCAGGCTTCAGTGCAACCCAGGGCGTTGCCGTTAACACCCTTGACGCGGGCAGCAAACACCTGCGTGGTGTCAGTGTTGGTGGTGGCTTCAACCGTAGGGTGGGCAACAGTTGCAGCAGCATAAGCGGTGCCGCCACCAGCAGTGCCGTTGACAGCAGACTTGAGGTTGTCCAGGGACACTGCAGCAGAAGCACCAATCAGCACGTTGCGTGCCACGTTGGTGAGGACCGTTTGCATGGTGTAGACCAGGCCGCCAATGGCGACTGTTTCGTTGTTGGAGAAAACACCGGTGACAGTGAGCGTGCGGTTGGCAGCCACAGCGTTGACAGGAGCAGCAGCGGCATCCCCTGCATTTGCATTGGGTCCTCCGCCAGCCAGTACAGCGTTGAGGGAGCGGGTGCCATTACGGCCTTGTGCGAGGGGTCCCCTGGGACCGCGTGGTGAGTATTTTGGCATGAGCGTTTTTGGCTTGGTGTGTTGGTCAGAGCAGATCCATACCATCAATCACTTCTTCAGTGGGAGCAACCTGCTCAACACCGTTGACGTGAATGTGGATCTGATCTGCATTTTTGGACTTGGCACGGGCAATCTGCAGCTCAGTCAGGACTTTCTGCACATCCTCCAGGCTTCTCACCTGAACGTGTACGTTGGTGACCTTTTGGAGCTTTTGCTTGCCGGCTTGTGGAGCGTATTGTGACATGGGGTTGCTGGGGAAAAGCGGGACCGTCAGGGCAGGGTGGTGAACATGACTACACCGACCCTGCCCTGCAAGTCCCCCCGAAGTCTTTAGACGTTGAACTCACCACGCGCAATGCGGGTTTCCTTCACGTTGGAGTAAGTGGTTTTCCACACCCCCTGCGTAGCCAGCTGGGCATCCGTTGGACCCCCCTTGGCGATGACCTGCGCACCACCAAGGGCATCAGCAGGCGACCAGATGACCCCGTTGATGTGCGACACCATGACGATACGATCGTACAGGGCCTTCACCAGGTTGGGGATGTCGCTGTCATACGCCATTGAACTGGAGGTGGTACCGTCGGTGCCTTGGGCAGCGATGTTGAACACAACCGTGTTGGGGGCGTAGATGGTGACCGGGTACACGAAACCAGAGGTGGTGCCAACCCGGACAAGCCGGTCATCGACAACAACCCGCAGGCCTTTGTAGCTCTGGAACTCCAGGCCACCAGAAGATGGCTTGACGGTGTCCAGTTCATCCTGCTTCTTCAGGTAGGTGCGGACCTTGGTGTGCATCGTGATGATGCCGCCAACAAGGTCATCTTCCTTGATGCCAAAGATGCCGGTCATGTCGTGGAACGCATCAGCACCAAAGTAGCTGTTGCTTCCTGCCGCACCAACCGGGTCTTCATTGACGCTGGTGTTGAGCACCAGGCTGGCGAAGTCGGTGGACTTGAACATGCCAATCTGCGACTGGATGAGCATGTTTTCGGCACCATCATAGCGCACGTTGAGGATCTTGTCCACCATGTAGGCAAACGGGTCAATCCCAGACTGAGCAGCAGAGAAGGCGTCACGCCCCCATGCGCACTCACGGTAAGTGACAGGAGCAATCTGCCGCTTGGAGCTGATGCTGTTGGGCGTGACAGGCGTGCCAGGATTCTGGAGCGTGTAGGTGCCGGTGACAGGGCTGATGATAGGAAACTCAACCTGCGTGGCACCATCTTCAAGTGCACGGTTGGCAAAATTCCGGGGGTCCTGAAGGACAATGCCGGAGTTGAGCCAGCGGTTCAGGCGTGGTTGACGCTCCTGGACAGCCGCAAGCAGCAGTTCCACGGGAGCGTGGGCGAGATCAGTGATGGTCGTTGCGGACATGACGTTGGTGTCTTTGTGTTGTGTGTACTATCTGAGAGTTGCGCCCAACACACCTGGTGCCGGGCAGATTTGCTTATTGAGCTGCTGCCGGGGAAAGTCCTGCCGCCACCTTCACGGATTCAAGGACATTGGCAGCCGGGTTGGCCGTGTGATCCTTGTTGACCAAACCCCAGTTGATGGAGCCGTCAGCGTTCCTGTAGGTGTCAATCTTGAAGCCTCCAGCTCCAGGACCGCTTCCACCGGCACCACCGCCAGAAGCCAAGGACGCCACTACGATACCCGAAAAACGCTTGTCGGCAACGAATTCATTTTTGAGGTCAGCAAGCGTTGCAGCGGATGGCTTCCCGGTGGAATCAAGGACCCGGATTGACGGCATGTCTCCATCAAGATTCAGGTCCAGCCGGTCCATGATGAACCGCTCAATGAGGTCCGGGTGGGTGCTCATTTCAGTGGCCAGCTTGCGGGCCTCAGCCTCCAGCGTGACTTTGCGCAACTGGGAAGTCTGCTTGGCCAGCAGGGCATCCTTGGCTGCTTCTGTTCTGGCAAGCTTGGCTGCCCAGGATGCTTCCAAAGCAGTGGTGTCGCCTTTTGCTTTGGCAGCCTCCAATGCAGCGGCATCCGCAGCATCCTTGATGGCCTTTCGCTCTTCCTTGAGGGTCTTGGCCTCTTCACGCTCACGCTCAAGGGCAGATTTGAGGCCCTTGACATCCTCTTCACCGTTGTCGTAGTCTTCAGTGTCACCAACCTGGGTGAAAGTTTTCTTCAGGGTGTCAGGGAGCAAGTCCCATACGGCTTTTTTCAGTTTCATGTTTGTGTGTTTTCGGGGTTGTGGTGGGAGAATGGTGGGAAAAT